TATCTAACAGAGAAATCTAAAAATTTATCTAAACCACAAATTAAAGGTTGGGCTAAAGAAACTGATGGGTGGACACTCGCACATCTCAAAGAATTAATTATCGCAGTTGAGGTTTTCGATTTAGACTGCGATGATACAGTTGACCGGATTAATCTCATGCGAGCTAAACACGAGCACTCTGAGAGTTACGAAAAAGAATTTCGTGGGAAGAAAAGTACTGGGTTTGTATAATGGGTGACTGGGGTAGAGTGATAAAAAGGTATGATGATGGAACACCGTTCATACGTATAAAGAATGAACATCTACTACCGGAACGAAAAGGACAATGGAGTGGAATTTTAAAAGCCGCTATGTTGTTTAGTCCATGGTTGGTATTCACAGTAGTATGGAATTTCAATTGGCCAGAAGCAACTCCTGTGGATGATGTATTCTTTGCAACTTGTTTTTATTTCTTTAATAGAAGTTTTATAAATCGGTTTAATTAAAATGCCAATATATGATTACATTTACCAGTCATGTGGATTGCAAAAAGAAGTACTACAAGAAGAAAACCCATTGACCCATTATGTCCAACGTGTTGCTATAATCATGAAATTCAAGGTGATGTCGAAATAATGAAATTGGATAATTCAAAATGGCCATTTGGGAGAACTGGATTCTTAAACAAGAAAATGAAAATGAAAACAAAATAAATGAAAAAGGCATTAACATACGACGATATTGGCATAGTTCCAAAATATAGTGAAATACTATCCAGAAGTGATATAAACTTAACAACTCGTTTCACAAAGAATACTGAAATAACTATTCCAGTAGTTTCTTCTCCAATGGATACTGTTACTGGTTACGAAATGGCATTAGAAATGATGGACTGGGGTGGAGTTGGTGTTCTACATAGATTCAATACTATTGAAGAACAAGCTCGTATGATGAACGAACTTCACACTGAATGGGATAAGTTTTTTGGTATTGGTAAAGATTTTAGTTCATATGAAGAAACGTGGGAAAAGTGGAATAGTAAGTTCAACGGAAATTTACTTAGCAGTCAACTCACTCCGAATAAAGATGATTGGGATGACTTAAAGGAAGATATGTCATTTGTAGATGAGATGGAAACGATGAATAAACGATGGAGAAGAAAACCATTATGTGCAGCCATAGGAGTCACCGGAGATTACTTAGAACGAGCACAAGAATTAGTAGCTAACGGATGTAATGTACTACTTATAGATGTAGCACACGGACATCATAAATTAGTAAAAGATACAATTAGGGAGTTAAAAAATGGACTTAGAGGAGATGTTGAAATCATCGGAGGTTCGATTGCAACCGGAACCGCGGCAAAGGACTTATGTGAGTGGGGAGTTGATGGATTGCGAGTGGGAATCGGAGGAGGTTCAGTGTGTTCTACCCGCATACAAACCGGGGTTGGTGTTCCTAATATCACTTCCATTCAAGATTGTTGCATCATTGCTGATACTTATAACGTTCCCGTTATTACTGATGGTGGGATTGGGTACATTGCTGATATCTGTAAATCTATTGGCATTGGGGCTGACAGTGTTATGCTGGGATCGTTGCTCTCAGGTACAAAAGAAACTCCTGGAGAAATTCACAAAGACGGTCTCTGGCCAAACGAAAGATTATATAAAAAATACTCCGGTTCAGCCTCCCTTGAAAACAAATTAAAAAGAAATGAAAGCAAGAATGTAGAAGGTTATTCGTTTCGTGTTGAATACAAGGGTAAAACAAAACGTATATTAAATGATATTTCTGATGGATTAAGATCGTCTATGTCATATGTAGGTGCATCTAATATAGAAGAATTTCAAACTAAATGTGAATTTGTAGAAGTAACAAATGCTGGTATTATAGAAGCTAAACCACATTTAATGAATTAAAAAACAAGAAAAATAAAAAAAACCATATTTATCTCAAATCAGGAGATACTTATGAATATAGATAAGATAATTTTATTATTACGAAAGGCTGTAGAAGACAAGGATTGGAAACTTATTATGGAGTTAATAGAAGATTTATTATATGAATTGGATGATCCACTAGATGCTTATAGAAACGATGAAGATTTAGATGAAGATAATTTATGGTAAACACATGGGGCCGAAATTGGTTTCGATTCATGTTATTTGACGATAGAGTGCAACACAAGTTTGAGTACGACTTGTTACAACAGACTCACAAACTCAAATGGTGATAATTCACTAGACGGTTTGGTAGTGGATTGGCATTTAGCTAATTCAGAAATGGGATTTGACAATTATGTTGAACCTACTTCAGATTACCAATCAACTTACGCTTTAGCGGCATGAGTTCTTGGGTTGTTTAACACCCGAGTATAAAAGAAGTTAAACACACTCTCTTTTTATATTTAGAGAATAAAAATAAAATGTCAGTTACTGGATATGTTCTGTGCAAAAGAAATCCACATAGTTGTTTGTTAATTGCTACTAATAGAAATTAACTAAGTTGTGAATGACTTTACGAAGAAAACAGAGAACACGGCGGTTCGATTCCGCCCGGCTCCACTACAAAAAATGGTTATGAAAAAATACTACTACGAAAGAAGTCGTCTATTAGAATCAGAAGTTAATATAACTTTTGAAGAACTATTATGGAAAGACGATACACAAACTACACAATGGATAGATGAATTACGAGAGTTCGTAATATACGAATGGGACACTATGGGTGTGCCTCCAACTATTGGCCAAAATACTGATAAAATAAAAAAGAACTTTCGTAAATTGAGAGATTACCCACTACATCAGGGTAAAAAACAATTTCTAACCAAAGATGAAGATACTGGCAAATTTGACGTAATACAAAATTACAATAAATTTGGAAGTGGTGTAAATCAATTCTTTCCTACCATGTTGAAAACCAAAATTGGAACTAAAAAGAACGCAACTTCCATTTACGATTATTTTACAATTGATTACAGAGATAGTTTTCATAAAATAATACGAAGAACATTTAAACGAGATAGTATGTATTCTTGGTCAAGGTGTGTTGAAAGTAATGGTAGTGGAATAGAATGGATACAAAAAAATCAATCAAAAAACTTTTTCATAGTTCGACAATCAAAAGAAAAAAATCCAACTCATTTAGTTTTAAGTTCAGATGAAATTAGAGGGTTATTTGATGTAGATTTAATAGATGAATCTCATATTACAAATTTAAAATCATTAGATACATTAACTGATGAGAAATTCACATATTTTATTAGAGTATTTAATTTAGGACAAAAGATATTCCCAGCCGGCATTCAAGCATTTAGATTAGGACTTGGACAACCAGCCGTAAACTTCCCACCATTGACAGCAAGATACTTATATGAGAAATATACAGAACATATATCACAAGACGTGCTCAATGTGTATGACCCATCCGCAGGTTGGGGTGGTCGTATTCTCGGAGCTATGTCATCACTCAAGCGAATTCATTATATTGGCACAGACCCTAATACGGATAATTACATAGACGAATTAGGTAAAACAAGATATGAATATGTAGCAGATTTCTTTAATAGTGAAGTATTGGAAACGAATTCATTTTGGGAAGAGCACAAAAACACGTATCACGTTTTCCAAGACGGCTCAGAATTAATTGGGAACAATCCAGACTTTCAGACGTATAAGGGAACACTTGATTTAGTTTTCACAAGCCCACCATACTTTGACCGTGAGCAGTATAGTGATGATAGTGAGCAATCATTCAAGGCTTACCCAGCTTACGAAGATTGGAGAAATAACTTCCTGAAACCAACTTTAACAACTGCATTTGAATATCTTAAACCAAATCGTTATTTACTCTGGAATATAGCTTCAATCAAAATCGGAGCAGATAAATTTCATCCATTAGAAGAAGATAGTATATTTATTATAGAATCATTAGGTGGTGAATATAAGGGTAAGTTGAAAATGTTAATGACAACAATGACTGGATTAAATCCGGAGAATGTTAAAAATTGTGTAAAGGTAGATGGTAGTTACCGAAAATATGAACCTATATTCATTTTTCATAAAAAATAAAGCTTGACTTTCACCGAAAAATGCCGTAAGATCAAGGGTAATAAATTAGGAGTATTTAATATGAACAGAACAACTGCAACAGCATTTGTTATATTGGTGGTATTAGTTAATGGATTCATTTCTATTAATGCTTTACAATCAAACAAACAATTTTATTCTGATGAAGTAGATAAAGTATTAGAAATGAATTTTAAGTTACAAGATGAATTAAAGGAATTTTATAAATATGGAGTAGAGGTTGATGTAACAATGTATCAGCCAACTCGATATCAAACTGATTCAAGTCCAAATATTACAGCCGATGGAACAAAATTCAAAATAAGTAAAGCAAGTGAATATAAGTTTGTAGCTCTTTCTCGTAATTTATTAAAACGATGGGGTGGTCCATTTGACTATGGAGATTTCATTCTAATTAAGGGAACAAAGGATAAAGATGGAGTGTATAATGTTAGGGATACTATGAATCCTAAATGGGTTAATATAGTTGATATTTTAGAATCAACACACGTTAAACCATATAAATATAAAAATGTTCAACTTTACAAAATGAATTGGACTGATAATATACAATTAGTGAGTAATAAATAAAGGAGAATAAATGTCTAAAGATACTAAATTAAAAATTGGGGATTGGGTTCATGTGTTAATAGTTGGTTTTAGGGCCGGAGAATATAAAAACGAACCAGCCTATCAAATAGAAAGTATTGATGGAGATGACTACACTGTAGTTCAGACGGAAGGTTCTTACGAACATAGAGTAACAGTTAAAAAAGGAAAATTGAAAAAATTATAAAGAGGTTATAAATGAAACAATTAAGTGAGGCCCAATTACAGGAAAATTGGGATAAATTAATACAGGTTATAAAGGATACATTTGAAGATGGAAGCGAACGCCGTGAAAAACTTCTAAAAATGTACCATGACCTTGAAGATAGAATGGTAGTAGCACCAGCATCTGGTAAAGAAGAATATCATTATTGTCATGTAGGTGGTTATGTAGAACACGTTCTTCATGTTGTAGATACAGCATTAAAGATGTCAGATACTTATGAAGCCGCAGGTGGACATAAGAATTGGACAGACGAAGAACTTGTCTTTTCTGCCTTACACCACGACTTAGGTAAAGTTGGTGATTTAAATGATGAGTATTATGTTCCACAAGATAATGATTGGAGGCGTAAAACTCTTGGTGAAGTCTATACACATAATACAGATATACCAAATATGAGAGTACCAGATAGAGCACTTTTTCTCTTACAACATTTTGGAGTGAAAGTTAGTTTGAATGAAACTCTTGCAATTAAACTTGCAGATGGGTTATATGATGAAGCCAACACATACTATATGAAAGTATTTGATGCAAGTCGTTCTCTTAAAAACCACTTACCATATATTATCCATTGGGCAGACCACATGGCAACAACGGTAGAATATGATGAATGGAAACGTGGAGATAAAGATGAAAAAGAAGAGATGGAAAGTAAGATAGAAAATATTAAAAATATTACAGTTGGAAAACAAAAACACGAAGATCCAGTTATGGAAAATAAACATAACGATCTATTCGACGAATTATTTGGAGACAAAACATGATTATAGAAATAATACTTGGATTATTAGTTTTCGTAGAGGGATATGTAATTTGGAATTTAACAAAAAAATCTGAAATACTTGAAACCTGGATAGAAAATTTTACCATCCGAGTAGACACCATATATTTAGAATTAAAACAAATTGATTCCACTGGTCATTTTGAATCTGACGATGAAATCGGTTCAATATTCGATGGAATAAAAGATATAATAACAGACCTTAATGCATTCACCACAGGAGAAGCCGAGAGTGAGTAACCCAACCACGCAACCAAAAAAGAAACAACCAAAACATTATTACTTCAATGAGAATACTGAATTAAATATTATTAAATATAACAAAACAGATGATGCTATATTAAAAAATAAGATATACCGTGAACATATAGCATATCCATTTGATAAATTAGCAGAAAATATAATTCACACATTTAAGTTTTATTATTTTGATGTCCCATCGGATCAAGTAAAACATGAAGTGGTATCATTTTTAGTTATGAATATACATAAGTTTAAAGAGGGTAAAGGAAAGGCATTTTCATATTTTAGTATTGTAGCTAAAAACTATCTTATTCTTCATAATAATAAAAATTATAAGAATTACAAAATTCATAGCAAACTGGAAGTAATTGATTATGGTGATAATATTAAAAATAAAAATCAAATGATAAAAATAAATGATTTTAATAAAGAATATGTAGAAGAAATGTTAGTGTATTGGGAAAACAATCTTACTAATATTTTCAAACGCCAAAAAGATATTCTCGTAGCAGATTCTGTATTGGAAATTTTTCGTCGCAGAGAAAATATAGAGAATTTTAATAAGAAAGCACTCTATCTACTCGTAAGAGAAATGACCGGATCTAAAACTCAACACATTACACGAATAGTGAATATAATGAAAAAATTCAATACGCACCTCATGGAAGAATTTCATACTTTTGGTCAAATAGATACAACAAATACTGGGTCATTTTTAGAATAAAACTAAAATATAACTAACATATAACGCAAAAAAAGGGGTCTTTCGACCCCTTTTTTATTATCCGATAATAGCTATTTACGAAATAGACCTACAAGCACCAATAAAGCGACTAACCCGGCGAATCCGGATTCACCAAATTTATTTATGATTGCTGTCAGGTTACCTATTACATTTAAGCCAAAAATACCTGTTCCAAACAATACTTCACCAACGGCTCCGATTGCTACAAAAGAGGTTAGTAGATGGACGGTATCGTCTATCCACTCTTTGACCAATGATATGACTTCCTTCATTGTTTTCTCCCGTTTATTATTCTTATCAATTAACAAAAAAGGGATTCTTAACTTCCACTTTTTGTTGTCGGTATCTTTTCCGACATAAATAAATATAATATATACATTATTTCTTATTTTGATATATATAGAGTAGAGAACAATCAATTTTTAGGTTATTTTATATTTATATATGAGTTATAATATCTATTTTTAATCACAATATGGGAAAAATAAAATATGAGTCAAGATTACGAATTATTTGATGGTAAATCACTATCATCATTATTCAAGGACATTTATGATAATTCTAAACACAATAAAACGCAACTCGAATTATTGGTAAAAGAACTTGCGGGATTCATCAAAGATGGTGATATGGCAATACAAATCGTTCCAATGATAAAAGAGTATTTGGAAATCAATGTAAAAAATGATGAACAACTTATAAAACTTGCAACAGTAGTTCAACGATTAATTGCCGCAGAGCAAAAGGGTAGTAGTTCAGAATCAGAATTTGGTTTATCTGATAGAGAAAAGGAACAGTTGTTGAAAAGTATAGATGATGTAGTTGTAGATATTCAAAAAAAATCAGATACGATAACAGATGATATTCAAAAAATCAAGGAAAATTAGTGGCATATAAAATTAATAGAGACGATGAACATATAGTGTTACCTGATGGTCCAGCAACCGTTAGAGATATTCAAAGATATGTAAAAGATTCTCCTGAATTTTATGAGTTAGAGCCAGCAGAAGTTTTAGAAGTTTTTTTAGACGAAGAAGATTTAATGAATAGTGGAGCTATTATTAATCAATCAAGAAACGGTGAACCAATGGTAGATTGGTCTAAGTATGGATGGATTAAAGCGAGAATGTCTGTTAGTAATTCTGGTAAAGAAGATGTTGTTATAATTGCACCACTTGATAGTAATATAAAAGAATATCCACATCCAGGTGAATATGTAATAGTTGCAAAATATTTTGGAGATTTATATTATACTCAAAAGTTGAATATGCACAATTCAATCAATTTAAATTCGTTTCCTGGGTTAAGTAAAGTATATGATATGTTTACAGGAGAGACGTATAAGGATAATTTACCATTAATAGGAAATTCTGATATAAGACAGGTTAAGGCAGAAGAAGGTGATATTATATTTAATGGTAGATTTGGACAATCTATTAAATTTGGAAGTAATGTAAAAGAGTTAATAGATGCTGATGGTGATTTAGTTCCAGACACAGGAGAACCACATTCACCAAATGTTATTATACGGGCGGGACAAGGTGAAGTTTCTACAGAAAATAATAAACCAGTCAGAGAAAATATAAATTTAGATGGTAGTTCTATATGGATGACCACTAATCAGAAAGTGAATTTAAATTTTTCTACCATGAATTCAAAATTTGTATCTATATACTCTCATGAAGCAAAAAAAAATGATGGTGGAAAACAGATAGTTATAAATTCTGACAGGTTAGTTTTTAATGCGAAATCTGATAAATCGGGTATTGTATTTTCATCTAATAGTACAGTCGGCATTTCTGCGAATAAAGAAATAGGTGTTGTTGTTCCACCAACAGGGAAAGTAAAATTAGGAGATTATTACGCAAATCAACCAGCACTCGGTGGAGATTTAACTATGGAATTATTTGAAAAATTAATTACATATTTAATAGATTTTGCTAATGGTATAAAGGGCGCAAAGGGATCGGTTGTAGATTTTGTAGTCCCAATATCAGATATTTTACCGTCCGCTATGGGATTAGTAGCATCTTTAAACGAATTAAAAACCAGAATGGATGAACCAAAAAGTAAAACTGTTCAAGTTGGACATATAAGGGGACCACAATAGTGCCAAAACGATGTAAATCAATAGCCGGACAGCGAGTGGAAATCGGTCCTGGAGAACCTATAATACCTGGATGTGAATTAATTGAAGGAAGTGGTATTTTTAATGGAAAGGAAGATTGGCCATATCAGTTTGTAGCAGATCCTGGAGTTGCTGGAGATGATGGTGCAGTAGTTATATGGCCTGATACGGGTAATGATTTACTTCAATATGGTAATGGAGAAACAGTTCCAGCTGGTACGGTACTTCATGTTGGGTGTGTAATAGAAAATGGTGAATTAAAATGTGCACCATATACTACACAAGACACTTCGGTTTCAGCTGGTAATGATGGTAGTAAAAAAACAAGTGGTGAAGAACCCGATGATGGTGCATTAAAAGGATTTTGTGTGGGGTCAGGAAATGTAAATGTTCCAACAGAAGATGAAAATGAATGGTTACTTAAAATGTCCAATTTAGAAATTCCAGATTTAGAAGCTTGGATGTTGTCAGGATTTACTGCAAAGATACAAGAGATGATGGGTAAACTCAATCAAGCATTAGGTAAGTTAAATGCAGAAGTAGATAAAATAATGGCTAGGGCAACAATAAATCCAGAAGATGTTTGTACTCCACCAGTAAAGGCAACTATAAAAAAATTATTGGAAGTTATGGCGGCAATAATGGAATTGATGCCAGTACTAAAGCAAATAATTCAAGTAATAAAGATTATTCAAAAGGTCATAAAAATAGTTAGAAAAATTTTAATGTTGCAACCACCATTTATTGTTCCAATAGTAGAAAAATTAATGGAAGTATTAAATATTATGGGATTAGTGGATATGGTAGTTAGTATGTTACTACAGACCATTGGTAGATTTAGTACTATACTCCCAGTATTACAAGCACAATTAATGTCAATTTTAGCACAATGTGCTGGACAAGTTGCTGGGGAAATGACAAAAGAAGATTGTGAAGCGGCTGGTGGAACGTGGATTGATCCAGACGATTTAAAAGAGTTGGAAGATATGTATGATATGATGGTAGAAAACTCTACAGGATTAGATACAGATGGACCTGTTGGTTTTTGTTCTATATATGGCTATTTAACAGAAGAAGAATGTATAGCAGGTGGGGGAAGTTGGACAGATTTAGATACAGATACAGATTTTGATAAAACTGACACAACTCCTTTGCACACTGAACTTGCAAAACAAATGGACGAATTGGATAGATGTTTTTCTAGTGACGAATTAAAACAATATTTAGATGGGTTTTAATAATAGGAGATAACAAAATGAAAAAACAAGAGTTAATAAAAATAATTGAACTTGTAGTCCGTAAAGAAGTGAAAAAACAAGTAAACGAGATATTTATTAAGGAAGATAGATCATCTTCACTTACCGAATTAGTTTCAAAGCCCTTAACAGAGAACCACTTGAATTTGCCAAGTAAAAAACAATATAAGGCCAAGAAACACGAGACAATCAATTATACAGAAAATGAAGTTCTCAATAATATTTTAAATGAAACGGTCGGTGGAATTCAAGGTGGTGGTACTAATGACTATCCAACAATGGGTGGTGGAACTTACGACACAAATAAAATGAATGATTTATTAGCAGGTTCTTACGGAATGAATACTGAAGGTGACAAACAGCAAAAACGAGATATTGCAGCAGTAGAATCGATAAAAAAAGCTGGTGTAAATGTTGAAAGTGTTCCAGATCATGTACAAAACGCACTGACAAGAGATTATTCAAAGGTAATGAAGGCAATAGACGAGAAAAAAGGTGGAAAACATTTCCGCCCATAATGAGATAAATAATGGCATTAGATAAACAGTTTTTAAAGTACAAACTTGAAAAAATAAAAAATGATAGAATTTATAAGGATCAAGATACTGAAACTAAACGTAGAATACGAAAAGAAAATGCTAAATTGGCAGCTGAAGAAGCTGATGCTATACATTCCTATTTAACTGGTGAAGATGAGATAGATAAACTTGATAATAAGTCTTATTTAGAAAATAGGTTACCTGGTAGTTTATATTTAACACCAAAAGGACAGTTAAATATTAGACGGGTACAAACTAATCCTAAAACTAAGAAAACTAAATTATCAAGATTACTAAAAAGATTTAGAACAGTAGCTAAATCAAATATTGATGCAGCAAAACAGTTAATAATATTTAGAAATATTTTTGATAGTTTAAATATTACTTTTAATCGTAAAGAAATTAAATTTGATGGAAAGATACGGACTGGTGGCTATAAATCAAAGGATGGTGATATCGGATTAACAGAAGATTTTATAGTAACTGATACTATTGAAAATGAAAATGGAACTGTATCATATATTAGAAAAAGAATTATAGTAAAAGATGGGTTAATAGTTGGTCAAGAAACAATAAATAGGTAGGAGACTATACATGGGAGCAAGAGAAAAAGATTTAAATCCAGATGTATCCATTGGTCTGAGTTTACCAATGGGATATTCCAACACTGGTCATTTTACTCAAACAAATACAACTCTTGAACAGGCAAAACACAATATAGTAAATTTATTGAAAACTATGAAGGGTGAAAGGGTGGGTCAACCAGAATTTGGTTCAAGATTAAATGAAGTTATTTTTGAACCAATGGATGAGAATTTAAATGATAAATTAGAGGAGGCAATTAGAGAATCTATGGAACAATGGCTTCCATATGTAAATATTAAAAAACTTAAAGTGGAACTTCCAGATTACGGAAGAAATACAGTAAATATATCAATAGACTTTGGATTATCATTCGAACCTGGAATGTCTGCACAAGTGTCTATAAGTTTTGAGCAATTTGAATCATATAGTGAATTAGCACAGTGACAATACAATGGAGAAATTAAATGGCTAAACATGGACTTAGCAGAGATGTAAAATATTTAAATAAAGATTTTAGTAGTTTCAGGAATGGGTTAATGGAATATGCACAGACCTATTTCCCAAACACATATAATGATTTTAATGAAGCAGACCCTGGGATGATGTTTATAGAAATGGCATCATATGTTGGAGACGTTTTATCATATTATATTGATGAACAATTTAAAGAAAGTTTATTATCATTTGCAGAAGAAAAGAAAACAATTTATGAAATAGTTCAAGGATATGGATATAAGCCCAAATTATCATCTCCATCTTCGGTAACACTTGACGTGTTCCAAACCGTTCCATCAGATCCAAATAATGTAGTAGATGGAAAACGGCAACCAAATGAAGATTATTGTCTTAATGTATCCAACGGATTACAAGCAACTTCAACAAATGGCACGGTATTTAGAAGTGTGGATGATGTAATTTTTAGAAATTCAAGTTCAATGAGTCCACGACAAGAAGACATATTTGAAGTGGATGATAGTGGTAACATTACAAAGTGGTTACTTAAAAAATCAGCAAAGGCTGTAAGTGGAACGGTTTCTACTGAATATATTACATTTGGTTCTGCTGAAAAATATAAAAGAGTAGTTTTACAAAACACTCCAATTTTAGAAATAATTTCAGTAACGGATAGTGATGGAAACAAATGGTATGAAGTCCCATTTTTAGCACAAGATACTGTATATGCAGACTTTGAAAACACTTCAAAGAATTCACCAGATTTAGTGAATGGTAGAAATTTTGCACCATTTTTATTGAAACTTGTAAAAACTTCAAAGAGATTTAAAACTTACATTAGAACAGACGAAAAAACCGAATTAAGGTTCGGCTCAGGAGTAGCTTCTGGAGCAGATGAAGAAATAATACCAAACCCAAATAACGTTGGGTCTAGTCTACCAGGAACTCCAAGTTTTCTTGATACTTCATTTGATCCAGCAAACTTTTTAAATACAGATACGTATGGTCAAGTTCCAACAAATACTACATTAACAATAAAATATAGTTACGGTGGTGGTATTAGTGATAATGTCGCATCAAACGGAATAAATAACATTTCATTGATAAGTTCAGAGTTTGATAATTCTTTAACATTAGATGCGAGTTTAAAAACAAGTACTCAAAATTCTATAGCAGTTACTAACCCAAACCCAGCAACAGGTGGTAGTAGTGGTGAAACAATAGAAAATGTACGAACTAATGCACTTGCATATTTTCAAGCTCAAGGTCGTGCAGTAACCAAGGATGATTATATAACTCGTGTATATTCATTACCATCAAAATATGGCAATATATCTAAAGTTTATATGATCCAAGATGAACAAGTTTCTGCAACAGGTCAAAATGAGTCAGATACAACATTTCAACCAAACCCATTAGCATTAAATATGTATATGTTGGGATATAATCAAAGTAAAAAATTAGTCGGACTAAATACTGCAGTAAAAGAAAATGTAAAAATTTATTTAAGTCAATATAGAATGATGACAGATGCAGTTCAATTAAAAGATGCTTGGGTAATAAATATAGGATTGCAATTTGCAATTTATACAAAAAAAGGATTTAATAAAAATGAAGTATTGTTGAAGTGTGTAGATTCACTAAAAACATATTTTAATATAGATAGGTGGCAAATAAATCAACCAATTATTCTATCAGGAATAGCTTCAGAGTTATTAAAAGTTGATGGTGTAGCTACAATAGTTAAACCTCTTGAAAATAGAGATGAGTTGGTTATAGTAGAAAACAAATGGGGAACATCTTCTGGATATTCAGATAATATTTATGATATTCAAAGTGCGACATTTAATGGGACAGTTTACCCATCGGTTGATCCAGCAATTTTTGAAATTAAATTCCCAGATACAGATATTAGGGGAAGAGTATTGGGAGATATATAATGCATTATTTTGAATTTAGTGAAAAGGACACAACACTTTACGAACAAAGTCATAGCATGAATACAGGGTTGGATGAAATTTTAGAAATAAGAAAAGATATGAATGTAGCCGGAACTCAAATATATGTTTCAAGAGCACTCGTTAAATTTGATTTAACTTATATTTCTCAATCAGTATCATCTGGTTTAATAACTTCCGGTTCAAGCACAAAATTTTATTTAAATTTATTTGATGCAAATTCATCTGCATTGAATGTAGATCAAACTTTATACTCATATCCAGTAAGTCAATCATGGGAGAATGGATCTGGAAGATATAATCTTTCTCCAATCGTAGAAGATGGAGCAGGTTGGAAATGGAAAGATAATGGGATAACAAGAACCCAATGGAATACTGTTTCTGGATCTGGTGGAACGTGGTATAGTGGAAGTGGATACGAAGCATCACAATCTTTTACAAATGAACCAGCAGATGTAAGAATGGATGTAACTGATATTATGTGGAAATGGTTACACAGTACAGTTTCAAACGAGGGATTTATGGTAAAAAGAAGTGGTAGCATTGGAAATATTGATTCTGATGTTGAAGAAGGAAATACTACACGATATGGAAATTTCAGTTTTTTCTCAAGGGAAACTCACACAATTTATCCCCCAAAATTAGAAGTAGTTTGGGATGATTCAAAATGGGTAACTGGTTCATTAACAGCATTATCATCAGCTAATTTAGAAGATGTGCAAATTTATATGAGAGGGTTTAGAGAAAAGTATAAAGAAAATTCAAAAGTAAAATTTAGAGTTGTTGGTAGGGAAATGTTTCCAGAACGGTCATATTCATCAACTCAATATACTACCGGATATAATACGGTAAAAACTCTTCCAAGTGGCAGTACATATTATCAAATAAAAGATGCTTATACAGATGATGTTATTGTTCCGTTTGGCAGTGGTTCAGTAGTTAGTTGTGATTCAACCGGAAACTATTTTAACTTCTGGATGAACGGATTACAATCAGAACGATTTTACAGAATAAATTATAAAATAGTAAGTGGTAGTGGTACTGCCGATGAAACTGTTCAATATTTTGACGAAAAGAACAGTTTCAAAGTGGAAAGATAAAATGCCATATAACAAAGAAGAATTAAAGGTTAATGATTTCTATCAAGAAATTACAAGACGCGATGAAGCAAAATATATAGAAGTTATTCAAAAGAGAACCACCACCGGAAATCTAACAGATGGAATTTTAAGAGATTCAACATCAGGAAATATAATTTTATTTGAAAAGATAACCCCAGGACAGGGAACCGATGGA